TTCCCCGTCGTTTGCATTTGGATTACCTCTATGGGAATCTCCACTATGGCTTTTAATCTCAACGGCTTTAACTTTAACCAGTCAGTCGTCGATTCCGGTGGAAGAACAGTCCCCACTTGGGCAGACGTTCTTAACCGTGCTGACTTAGGCATGGAAGTAATGCATGAAAGAAACGCACATAATTTCCCATTAGATTTAGCCTCAACTTCAGAGAAAGAATATGCCCTCGGGTAAAGGTTCCTATGGAACAAAGGTTGGTCGTCCTAAAAAGACTACAAAGAAAAAATAACGCCACGTCCGTTCATCCCTACGGGACGCATGTCACCTGATCATGGAACGGGGGTCAGGTATTGAGGTTTTTTATTATGACTTCACTAGAATTACAAGCTCGTGTTAAAGAGCAAAAAGTTTTAGAGAGATCTGAAAAGCTTAAATATCGTGGCATCACTTACTACAAATCTTACAAAAACTAATTAATGAAAACTATTGCATTTGCTCTAGCAGCATCCACCTTTGCAGTACCAGCATTCGCAGGTCCATATGTAAATGTAGAATCCAATGCTAACTACACTGGTTCAGACTACACATCAAGAGCTACTGACCTACACATAGGTTATGAGAATTCTCTTGGATCTCTCGCTTACTACGTACAAGGTGGTAAAACAATTAATGCTGCTGATGGCGTTGATGCTGAGTCTAATTTCTCTGGCAAGCTTGGTGCTTCGGTATCAGCTACAGAGAAGTTGGGTCTCTATGGTGAAGTATCTTTCTCACAAGTGGAAGATGCTGACAACACATACGGCACAAAGTTAGGAGCTAAGTTTAATTTCTAATGGCACATCAATCAGATAAGATGAAAGCTTCAATAACTTTTCATTCTCCTGAAGCTCATCACAACAAACCTGAAGAGCACAAGGAGGAAGACGAGTATCAATCTTTAGAAGAAGCACTATTAGGAGAGTAATGACAGAGAACGTAAGAGGTTGGAAGCAAACTACTACAGGTAGAAAACAAATTCCAAT